TAAATATCTTCTGCTTTTAAGTTAATGACATTGCATAAATACAGGCTTTCGGCATTTTAGTCCGTTACTCGAACTCCTTTGCGGACTGCGTTTCATGACACGCAAAGGCTGTTATTAGAGGTTTATATTTCGAACGTGCGTTCTGTTTTTGTGTTTTTCGCACCGCTTATGAAGAAATAAACTCCAAAATAACTCCATTTTACTCTTTATTATTTTGTTGTTCTTCTCTTGCGTAAAGAATGTCCAACGCCTGGAATATTACATTACTCATAGTCTGATAATGTCTCTCTGCATAAGATACTAGCTTTTCTTTTTGCTCTGGTGACATCCTAATTCTCAGACTAGAATCTTTGCCGTCTAATGATGGTTTTCTAGGCATCTTTCTCTCCTCCTTACATTTCATAGTTTAACACGAATTGATACAAGTGTCAATCTCGTTTTGTTAATATCACCCATTTCCCTTTTTGGCTACTTCCCTGCCTCTTCAGATAATTCTTTTCCTTCAATTTGGTTATATAATACTTCACACTAGCAAGATTCCAATCTAACGCATT